CCCAAATGTTCGGTACTATCCTTTACCGATGTACATTGGATGTAACAATTATATTGAGACAGATATAGAGATTAGCAAGTATTATCTTAGCTGCATCCGTAACGGCATGATGCCTAGTAAGATGATTCAGTTTTTTACAGGCGAACCCACGGATGATAAGAAAAGAGAAATTGAAGCACGACTAGAAAAAAAGTTTAGCGGAAGCGAAAACGCTGGAAAGTTTTTCATGGTTTTTAATGGCAACGCAAATAATAAAGCAGTACAAATAGATGACTTATCAGCTAGTGACTTAGATAAGCACATGGACGGTTTGAACAAGCTTTGCGGTCAAGAGATATTCAGCGGACATAAGATAGTTAGTCCTATGTTATTTGGTATTAAAACAGAGGGGCAATTAGGAGGTGTTACAGAACTTAAAACGAGTTACGAGGCTTTTGTTAATACTTACGCAAAGCCAAAGGCAAATAAGATAAGTAAGGAATTTAGTTTTGTTTTATCGTTTTCAGTTTGGGCAGGACAAGAATATAAACTTACACAAATAGACCCTATTGGCATTCAGTTTGATGTTAAGGACGTTATTAATTCGCTACCTAAAGAATATGTATTTGAAAAGTTAGGGATTCCTAAACATATGTGGACATTGCCTAATATTGGTAATACAACAACAGCAGTAATAGAAACGCCTACACATATTACTACTGCACCAATAGAAACAGCGGCAACTATTGCCAACGATTCAATCCGAAACCTAACAGCAAAGCAGCATCAACAAGTAATGCGTATAATTCGCCAATACAGCAAGAGCCAATTGACAGAGGCAGCAGCTAAAGCATTATTGCGGACGGGCTACGGTTTAGATGAAACTGACATTAACGACTTACTAGGAATTGAGCCAATAGCTGCAATGAAATTTGAAGAGCAAGAAATAGCTATACTAGGTATGTTTGATAGTTGTGGAGAAAGCAAACAAGACTTTGAAATAATTAAATCTAAGCGTACAGGATTTGCAACCATTGAAGAAGCTAAAGAGGATGAAGATATATTCATAAATGAGGCTTTTAAAACAGTTCAAGACCTTACAGTAACTGAAAGTAAAATATTAGATTTAATAAAAAAAGACCCTAAAATAACGCCTAAAGTAATTGCACAAACAATAGGGCAAACATTAAGTTATGTTGAAAGCAAGCTAAAACAGTTTGAGGCTAAAGGATATATTGAAGCATCAACTACTTTAATAGGCGAAGACGTGGAAGTTAGTAGAATAATTCCTAAAAGTGCAGAACTGCCACCTATAAAGAAAACGCCACTATCTACCGTAAAAATAATGTATTCTTATGAGGGTCCAGTAGATAGCCGCAACCGTCCATTTTGTGCTAAGATGATGCAGTTAGATAGATTGTATTCACGCAAAGATATTGAGACTATTAGCGAGAAATTAGGATATAGTGTATTTGATAGGCGTGGGGGGTTTTGGAGACATAAGGACGGATTAATAACCCCGTATTGTAGGCACAGATGGCAGTCTAATATTGTAGTAAAAAAATAAATTAACATTATGAGTTTAAACATATTACTTATTTCGGATACAATGATAAAAGAGCGAACTGCTATACACGGCAATATCGACCCTAAATTATTGTACCCCGAAATTAAGTTTGCACAAGATAGTAAGATACTCCCAATATTAGGAACTAGACTATACAATAAGTTTCAAACTATTATAAACGATGGCACTATTACTACCGATGCCGCTAACGTAAATTACAAGAATTTACTTGATAATTATATTGTAGATGCTTTAATGTACTATACGTTATCTGAATTACCAGTCAATCTTAGCTACCAAATTTGGAATAAAGGAGTGGTGAGGAAACAAGGGCAAGATACTGATTTACCTTCTATGAGTGAGTTGGTATCTATCGCACAAGGTTTTCTTCAAAAAGCAGAATTTTATGGCAATAGAATGAAATTGTATATCATTCAAAATGCCCCTCAAATGTTTCAAGAGTACTTGAATCCAGGCACTACAATAGATACAATAGTCCCCGAAATGAGGACGTTTACAATGCCTATGTATTTGGGTAATTTTGATGAATATGGTGACGGGCATAGAAGACCAGATAACCCATTTTGTAATCCGGGCGGATTTAACGGTTCACCTTATCAACCTTAAATAAATTATGAGTAAGAAACCTAATTTAAAGAATCAAGAAAAGTTGAAATTATATTTACAAAAGAATGACATTAACATACAATCAAATACTAAACAGGATAAAGTCACTAGCAACCACCCACAGGCAGATAAGAAATGTCTACAAGGGGCTAGTAACGGACTTCCTAACAGATAGAACTACTTTATATCCGTCCGCATTTTTACAAGATAACGGAAATGGTAATATATCAGTTCTAGATAGGAGTACTACGTATCCGTTTCGTATGTTCATTCTTGATTTGGTACATCTTAGCGAAGATACTAAAATGAATGAGCAAGATGTTATGAGCGATTGTATGTTGATTGCATTAGATTTAATTGCACAATTTTCATCATTTAATTATACTGATTGGCGCATATCGGCAGAAAACCCTACTCAATTTGTAGTGGAGCAGGAAAACGATTTTATCGCAGGTGTAATGATTGATTTTTCAATTAAGGTAATATTTGATAAAGATAAATGTCAAATACCTTTTAGTGATGCACCAATTTACATCGACTATCAAACTAAATATGTAGAAGATATGGTATATATAGCAACAGGTAACGAAGGTAATATTTTAAATATACCTTCAATTATTGGTAAGAAAATCATACTTTTAACGCGTGAAAGTATGGTACAGTATGAAGTTAGCAATAATCCTAATACAACAGAATTTGTATGGGATGGGAACAAAATAACTTTAGGACTAGAAACAAATGCGGGCGAAAGATATTTAATACTATACAGAAACTACTAATGAAATACATATTTATATTTTTACTATTGCCATTATTTGTTAAGGCTCAAATTGATGACACCACTAAGTACAGTAAGTACCCTAATACTTATGGTATTCAATACCCTAGATTATGGGCTACAAAAGTTTTAAGAGTGCCTACAGATACGTTAAACAGCAAAAGCGGTATTGCTATTATTGGCAGTACATTATATTATGGTAATGGTAGTTATTGGCTAGCACCATCTGGAGGAGGCGTGTCACAATGGACTACCACAGGAAATAATATCTATTATAACACTGGTAACGTAGGTATTAAACTAACTAACCCTACATATCCACTTCATGTTAATGGAGATATAAATATTAGTGGGGTAGATGCTTTTAGCAATCCAAACCAATATCGTATTAATGGAGGCGCAGGATTACTAGGTAATGGTAGCACTTATACTAAGTTGTTTAATCCTAGTGGGGCGGAAGGATTAACGCTAAATAGTAACGGTGTTTTATTAGGCGGTTTTTATGCTGATAGTATTTTGTATTATAATAATGGAAATAGTTCATTAAAGTTATATGGAAATGTTACAACTAAAAAAGCTATATTAGATACTACAGTTAGTAATGGATTAGTAACCCCTACAATGTTAGCGACTAAAGGAAGTGGAACAGTTACAAGTATTTCAACAGGCTTAGGATTAAGCGGTGGTACTATAACTAATACAGGTACATTATTGGTAGATACGGGTAGTACAAGTATATTGAGTAGACAAAGGGCAGCAGCTACATATCAAACCATTGCGGCATCTATAACAGGCAATTCACCTACTATAACATCTTCAAAAGTTCCCGCTACGTATTGGAACGGAATTAATCATTTAGGCTATACCAATACAATAACAATAGATACAGCTTGCGGTAATGTTGCAGCTAATACTTTTTATAGTGGGTTTTCTAGCGTTGCCGCAAGTGGCACACAAATAACTCTTACTGTTTTATCTATCCCAAATTACTACATAACTGGGTCGGGAGGTCAGGTTATACAGTTACCAAACGCTACTACAATACCTAATGGTACTATATTTACTTTCAATAATAATCAATCTAGTGGTACAATTACGGTAAATAATAATTCGGGTACTACTGTTTTATCTATTCCTTCGGGAGGGTATTC